AACTCTCGCTGACCGTAGGGAAGGCGTACTGCCGGAACCTGCGATAAGTTTGGTTGTATGTGGGTACACCTAAGAGTGCGTGTGGAAGGGCAGATGATCCTGTGACGCAACTTACCGTCACTATCTACTTTCTTCATCCACGCTTGTGGTCCTTCTGCAAGCTGGCCTATCCGCTTCTGGATAAGAAACAACTCCGACAACTTCTTAGCCTCTGGATAATCCAGATTACCAAGCACCACTTCATCTATGATAGCGTGACCTTGTGGTGTCTTCTTAGAAGGCTTCCAACCGTACTTCTTAGTCAGGCAGAACTCTATGTGTCTGCGAGAGTTATGGTTGAAGTTGACCACCGTAGTCTTAACGAAAGGCTCACCCTCGATGTAACCAAGGGTCTTGTTGTTACGCTTCGGGATGAATGTCTCATGCACTTCCCAAGGCTCGAACAGGTCTTGGAGTTCATGGTCAAGCTCTTCACGCCTTGTGCATAGCTCGGCATATAACTTGCCAGCTTTGGCCTCATCAAAAGTCCATCCAGCTTTGCCAATGTCTTCAGCAATCGTGGATATCTGATGAGCCATGTCCAGAGCCTCTTGAGGCCATGCGTCAGGCTTGAGGTACTTGTAGAGAGCCATCGTCACTTTGACATCCTGCTCACAGTAGTCCTGCATCTCCTGAGACCAGTGTTCCCAGCCACCGTCATAGTCGCCTTTTAGGAAGCCGCTGCCGAGGTTCTTTTGTAACCTTAAACCCCAAGCCTTGAGGCCGTGTGAACCGTACATCCTGCGAGGCATCTCTTCGACTGCCCAGTTGAACTCAAAGTCTTCGTTCTTTAGGTCAGCCCTGATCAGCCGCGAGAGGACTAGGGTGTCTACGCGCTTGCCCTTGAAAGGCCATGTTGGGTACAGCTTCTCGATTACCTTGAAGTCGTAGCCAATGCCGTTGTGGGCAATTAGCTCATCAGCCTCACAGAGCATCTCCAAGCCCTCTTTGATCTGATCAGGACCGTAGCTCCAAACTGGATGGCCTTCTTCGCCAACCGCGATACAGTGGATAACATCAGGGTCTAAACCGTCAGTCTCCAAGTCAAAGAACATGCGTCTCATCGCTCATCTCCCGATCCTTTGATCAGGTCAAGCTGCATACGCCTGTCCAGTTTGCGAAGGTTCATCTCAGCTACAGAGGACAAGTCGAACTGTAACTGGGCTGCTAGGACAGCCGCATACCATAAGACATCACCAAGCTCTTTCATGACTGTGAGGCGTTTCTCATAGTCCATGTCGGCTAAAGGCTGTTCCTCATCTCTCATATGCTTTTTCAAAACGCCAAGAAGCTCTCCTGTCTCATTCGCCAATCCAAGGGCTAGGTACTCAATCTTGCTGTCTTTAACGATAAAGGTTGTCTCAGCTTGTAGCTGGTATCCATCAAGTGTCATTGGATGTGTCATTAGAACTCGCTCCCTTCTTCGACCAATCGGCCTGTGTCTCTGTTGAACTTTAATGATCCCGATACGCGACCCGTCTGTCCTGACCATCGGTTCTTCAAAATGGCTAGGATTCTGGTGTCGCTATGTGGATCGTCTTTCTCCACTGCGAGGCTTATGCAGATGTCGGATAGCTGGGCTATCGAAGCTGAACCTCGAAGAGATTGCAGCGTGGGTGTCTCACCACCCTCGAAGCCCTTGTCTCCAGATGGTCTACGAAGATGGCTAACCGCCATTACAGTCACGCCAAGCTCTTGCACCACCTCTGTTCTGAGGCGTGTCATGGCTATGTCTATGAGCTTGCGTTCATCATTAGTGGCGAGGCCACTGACCAAGATGCTGATGTGATCGAGGATGATCACGGTCACACCGAGGGCTTTGACCATGAAGCTGATGCGCCTGATGATCGTGTCTATGTCACATGAGCCAAAATGATCGTAAAGGTAGATTTGGCGGTCATCTGGAAATAGCTCATCATAAGCAGCTTCTATTTCCTCTTTTGACGCTTGGCCTTTGTTCACTGTGATGTTTTTGTTTAGGTGGATTCCGATCAAACCTAGAAGACTGCGCTTGTTAGACTCTTCCAGATTTATCAATCCGAGCTTCTCACCCTGCTGATGAAGGTGATATGTGATCTCTCGAAGCAGTGTAGTTTTACCGAGTCCAGAACCGGCGCAGATAGTCACTAACTCCGCATTATCTCTGAGCCGCACACCGCCTACGATGGCGTTGAGGGCTGAGTATGGGTAAGTGATGGATGAAGCGGCATCATCCTGACTAATCACGCTTCTGAAGTCGGCAGAGGTCATGATGCTATCAGGCCGGTATACTCTGGCCTCAAAGATAGCACTCACAACAGCCGCTGATTTGCCAGCCACTAGGCACTCATTGATATCCTTCATTGGGACTGTGGCTATGTAGGCTTTCCCAATGGGTAGAACTTGAGCAGCTTCCAGACTCGCAGAGCGTCCAGCGTCATCGTTATCGAGACACAGGACACATTTGTCGAACTGCGCTATGTAGTCGTAGTTGTCTTTGATAGCTTTAGCTGCTGAAGCTGCCCCATGCGGTATACCTACAACCGCCGCATGGTATTTACCGAGGCAAGCTGCTGCCGACAACGTATCGACCTCACCCTCACAGATAACTAGCAGCTTACCTGTGTTTTTTAGGTGTGATCCGAAAAGCGTGATCTTCTTTGCGTCACCGATGATCGAGAACTGTTTACTCTTGTTCCTGATCTTCTGTGCTACGACCTCACCGTTCTTGTCGCGGTAGTTTGCAACGTGAACGCGCTCACCTTTGTAGGTTGTGGTGAAGTAATCGTATTTCCGGCAGAGGTCTTTCGTTAAGCCCCTTTTCACTATGTCTTTGTAGTCACCAGCGAGAAGGCCGAGTTTAGCTTTCGCAGAGGGAGGGGCTGCTACGCTAACCCCCTCGCTGGTGCTATTCTGCACAGTCGTGTTACACGCGAAACAGTGCGTATGTCCGTCCGAATATAAAGAGTTTGCATCGCTAGACCCACAGTCAGGGTTTTCGCACGGTAAGTGCATCACAAACTCACTACTCTCTTTAGTCATTGTATCCATACGCTTGCTCCCTTGCGTAACTACTCCTCTAACCACGCCTTCGGGATCGTCTTGTTCGCATACTGAAATCCATGCTTTTCGCACCACTGTGCATAGGTGGTCTTAGACCCCTTGTAGAGCTTTTGGTTTTGGTTGCTGAAGACGAACCGAATGTCGATGTGAGGAAACTGCTCTTTAAGTAAAAGGTGCTTTTGCCTAGACGCTGCGTCTGGGAACCGCCCCTTGGTTTCGACATAAAAAAACCCACCGTCTTTGGTGGGTATCTTGAAGTCTGGTGTGTACCGACTGTCTCGACTAGGCCATGTGTAGTAAATACGCTCAGTCTCAAACAGTACCTCGACACCAGCAGCCTTGATCTGCTCTGCTATCTTCATCTCAAGGCCACTTCGGTATCCATACTTGTATGCTTTAGAACTCGTCCGAGAAGTCATCATCATCATCCGATGCTGTTGGTGCCGCTGCTGCTGGTGCTTTGTAGCCACCCTCAACTGCATCGAACCCATCGTCATCATCGCCCTGAGACAGCTCAATCACTTGGACTGCCGCTAGGTTTAACTTCACGCCAACATTTGCACCCTTTTCATAAAACCCAATGGTTCCTGATGTGCGGATGACTGAGCCGCCAAAGATAGTAGGTGGGCTTGTCATAAGCTGCGCTTCGGAGTCCTTCATCTTTGGCGCGTACCGGCTCTTCATCTTGAAAGTAACCGCACCAGTAACGTCATCGGTTTCATAAGGTAACTGAGCCTTTGACATCTTGGCTCCGAGGTTGTCTTTACCGTACTGGTTAATGGTATCGACAAGTGTCTTCGCTGCATCAGCGTCCACAACCACATTGGTTCGATAAAAACCTTCCTCATCAAACTTGGTGTCTGGACGACCCTCTTTTAGCCAAGGGTACTGAGCAACGCCTTTTGGTGTGGTGTATTTTACTTTAGCCATCTTAATCTCTCCTTTAGAGACAGTTTGTCATTTGTTGATTGTTCTGGGTGGTCAAGATACGAAAGCAAAATGCCAAGGCTTTCTGCTCTCGCTATTAAGTCAACTGGTAAAGGCAGACCCTGCATACGGCAGAGTCGTGCTTCTTCCAGCACTCTCTCGCGAGGGTGCATGGTGTTCTCCTGATATTGTTTTTGTTGTTATCTTTGGGGAATTAGATGAAGCAGTAGTCGGACTCTAAAACCTGCTTCAAATCCAAGGTGCCTTTGGCTGGCACCTCTGGTAGTTCAGCGGCATCAGGGTGATCTAATTGTTCAATCACCTGATCTTTTAACCGCTGGTATAAACACTCATGGTCATACTGATCGACAAAGGCTTGCCGAACCGCGTTAAACATCGCGGCAGTGTCGGCTGGGTTTGTTGCAAAGCTGTCGTGGATCAGAAAGAAATCATTGATGCCGTAGTCGTCATGGCACTTTAGAACCGTGGCGCGTA